ATGCTTTCGGTAGTGCCGCATTTGGCTGCGACATTCGCCAATAAACAATTCTTTTATTCTGAGGCGTTCACCCTTGCCGAAACAACGGACACAAGAGACTATCTGTTTATTACGCCAAACCTGGGCACAAAGCAAGCGCATTTTCAGATACACGCTGAAGGTCAAGCAATTACAACGTTTGACTTTTGGGAGAGTTCTGAGTTGGCGGTTACAACGGATTACACAGCTCTAACGGCTTATAACAACAATCGCAACAGCACGGATGCCCCAACGGTACTGCTATATTTGGCACCTTCTGGATTAGCGACAACCGATTCTGGCACATTGCTTATCGAAGAAATAAGCGGATCTGCGACACAACAGTCAAGATCGCCTGGCGATCTTGGTTATGGCAATGAGCTATTCTTGAAGTCTGACACAAAATACAGAATTCACTTTGCAACCGGGTCAACCGGTAACCTTTGCAATATGCTTATTCAATGGCACGAACACACAAATGAATATTAGTGAGGTATAAATGAGCAATACAAAGATAAAGGAGATGTTGTAATGAAAGAAGTTTATATTGTGACGGATGGTGAGTATTCAGACTATAGGATTTGCGCGGTATTCTCAAATGAGCTGGATGCCGAAATGTATCGCAAAATAAAACACTATGATAATGTCGAGACTTGGGATATTGATAGTTTTGATTTATCAAAACATTCTGGGCAAAAATACTGGTATGTTAAATTCTTGCTATCTGGAGAAATCGAAGAAATACACCAACATACCCCAAGAGATGAGGATATGTTAAACGAAACCCATCAAGGCGAGATTAAAGTAGTTGGATCGTATTGGCGGGGATCGCGCTTTAATAATTCAGATATGGTGATTAGTGTGTGGGCAAAAGACAAAGACGCCGCCGTTAAAATAGCATCTGAATATAGGATGGTTTTGCTTGGGTCACACCCAGAATGCGTTGAATTATTGAGAAAATCGAAGTGGGGTGACACGCTAAAATTACACGCGGGCGAAATAGAAATAAAGGATATTGATGCGTGATCTGATACTGAAAACCCTGCGGGAGTCCGTCAAGGCTTACCCTGAATTGAAGGGGTATTTGAGCGATGAGGCGCGCCTTTGTGCCGACATTATGGCCATTAAGATTGGCGAAGCCCCTGATGACAATATGCGCTTGAAGGATGAAAAAGAACTTGCCGGATTACTCGCGGAGTTTTTAGGCGAACAGCGCAGGCGTATCATTCGTGAACTAAAAAAGGACTTCGGCAGCAAGAGTATTTTCAACCTGGACTTCTGGAAATTTGAAGATAAGAAGTTGTGGAGTAAGGTGTCAGGAAAAATACTCGATATTCTAACGCATGGGGTGAATGGTGCATTGAACCTGATCCCAGAAAGCATACGACAGGCATTGAGCATTGACAACCTTCAAAGGTCATTGATGGATTATGCGATGCGCTACCGTAAAGACTGGATTGAGGGCATTAATAGCACCACGCAGAAAAACGTATACGAAATGGTGGACTCTTGGCGCAATACCGGCGAGCCTATTGAAGTTCTTACTGATGCGCTTCAAAAGTTGGGATTTGATGAAACAAGGGCGAAGATGATTGCCACAACCGAAACGACCCGACTGAACGCATTGGCGCATGAAATAAGTTACAAGGAATCAGGGGTTATCAGACAATTCAGATGGATGACAGCGCAGGATGAAAGAGTTTGCGCGGTGTGCGGTGCCAATCACGGCAATCTATTCCCCGTTGACCAGCTTCATGACCTGATACCAGCGCACCCAAATTGCAGGTGTTGGGATGAACCCGTATTTGATGAACGTGAAGCAGAAGGGCCTTTCACGAGGTTATAATGGCAGATGACTTTATAGCACTTGAGGCGGTAGGCATTGACGAGCTGCGTCGTAAGTTTGGTAACTGGCCGAAGATAATTCAAGACGAGGTCATTGACGAAGTTAATAAATACATCATGAAGGATATTAAGAATTATCCACCTTATAACTATGTGACATTCAAAAGGGCTTATGGTGGATGGTTTAGCGACAAACAGCGCAAGTATGTTATGGCGCGGATAAGAGAAGGAGCGATCAGACCAGGACAACCAAACAGGTCTGGGCGCATGGGTCAAGGTTGGAAGGTCATAGACAAGGGCACAAGTTCAATGATCGTGAATGAAGTTCCTTACAGCGGCTATTTGATGGGATCAGGACAGGCGCGGATGCATAATATAATTGGTTGGAAGAAAATACCAGAATGGATTTCAAAACACATGGGGAATATCATGAAGGCCGCACGTCAAGGGCTTGTTGATGCGCTAAGGAGAATTAGATAATGGTAGAAGAAGAACTAAAGCCTTGCCCGTTTTGTGGTGGTGAAGCTACCCACAAAATAAATGATGAAATAGTTACGCCTGAGATGGTTTACTGCCTTGAATGTGCTATCGTATTGCCCACAGAATTGTGGCAAAAGAGAGCAGACGGAGAAGGTAAAAAGGATAAACCTTAAAAAGACTTGCATAATCCTTTATTTATGATAAAATAAGGGCACAACTGAATAGAGGTTGTCAGGCGGTCCCTGGTTAGGGAGACTTGGCGAACTTGACGGTTTGCGGTTGCAAAAGTCGAAACGGCGCAAAGGTGCGCAAAATGTTTCGGCTTTATTTTGTTTAAGTCACTAACACGGAGGTGACATGGAAGATAACCTAATTTATTACGGCGACGCAGTAAAAGTGCTGGGGGAAGGCCGTGTGGGTGGTTATCTTGTACGTTATAGCAACGACAACGAGCCTGACTTGGAAGGGGATTATTTCGATGCCAAGTCTGACCTGGGAATTGAAACAGGGTCAAGGCTTCCCGTCTACTATCAACATGGATTCGATCCGGTATTTCAAACCAAGCGCATTGGTCGAGCCACAGCCGAATTTCAAGAGGTTGGGGTTTGGCTTGAAGCGCAGTTAGAAATGCGGGATGAATACGAACGCGGTCTCATGGAATTGGCTGAAGCTGGTAAGCTGGGCTGGTCGTCTGGGGCTGCGGGTCATTTGGTAGAACGAGAACAGACTGGTAAGTCCTGGCATATCAAGTCATGGCCTATTGCTGAAGCGTCATTAACACCCACGCCTGCGGAACCCCGCAACGCTGTCATATCCGTAAAATCACTACTACCACAAACACCGGAACAGGCTGACCCTGAACCGGATATAGAGGAGGGTAACGAAATGACTGAAGAAGTCAAGGCACCGGAGGTCAAAGAAGTTGACATCCAGGCGCTAATCGAACAGGCTGCGAAAGCAGCTGTTTTAGAGTATCAAAAGAACGAGCCTCAAGTAAAGGCTGGGATTGATGTAACGGTGGTAGAGGATGAGGCCGACAAGGCTTCACGCCTCAATCCGTTTGATGGTCCCGACTTTTTCAAGGCTGTTTATCGTGCTGAGGGCGGGTCTGTTGACAAGCGGCTATTGCCATTGAAGGCGTCCGGCTTGAACGAGGCAATCCCGTCTGAGGGTGGCTATTTAGTACCGCCTGAGATTGCTAGCGGCATACAACAGAATATGTGGAACACCGGGCAGGTGTTGTCACAATTCACCCCACGACCTGTAATGGGCAACTCAATGACTATTAATGCCATTGATGAAACCTCACGGGCTGCGGGATCACGCATGGGCGGCGTGCGGGGTTATTGGCTTGCTGAGGCAGGCGAAAAGACCTCCAGCTATCCCACATTCCGACAGATTGAACTGAAGCTCAAAAAGGTGGCTGCGTTAGTCTATGCCTCCGATGAAATGCTTGATGACGTAGGGTTCATGTCCAGTTGGATTTCAACAAATGTGCCAAATGAATTGCGCTTCTTAGTTGAGGATGCGATCATGGACGGCGACGGAATCGGAAAGCCACGAGGGATTATACAATCCGGGGCATTAATTTCCGCCACCAGAACGGACGCCAACCAGGTGGACGCTGATGACATTGGCAGAATGTGGTCACACCGCTATCCTGGCTTACGGGATTACGTTTGGTTTGTGAACGCAGCCGTATTGCCACAGCTTTACCGCATGACCATTGCGGACGGTGGCTATGCTCCTGTTTACACCCCGCCAGGTGGATTGTCACAAGCTCCTTACGGTCAACTTTTGGGACGGCCCGTGATTGAAACCGAATATAACCCATATTTGGGGACAGTCGGTGACATCCTGTTGGCAAGCCCATCACAGTACGCTTTTATTCACAAACAAGGCGGGATTCAGGCTGCAACCTCAATTCATGTGCGGTTCGTTTATGACGAATCGGCATTCCGCTTTGTCTATCGTTGCGACGGGGAATCGCTATGGAACGCAGATGTGGACGCCTTTGACGGCACCCACACCGTGAGCCCATTCGTTGCCCTTTGCGCTACCACATAAGGGAGGTAAATAATGTCCAAAGGAATTAGATTTGGCGAAGGCCTGAACATTGTCCCAATCGAAGGTCCAGCAGATTGTGCAGCGGACTGCGTATCCGAATGGGTAGAACTTGAAAACGCCCATTGGATAACTTTCATGGTGATTACTGGCAACATGGGCACTTCTGACACGGTTAACGTGTACGTTCACAGCACCACACATGCCACCTCAGGAACCACCAACGCTAACGACTACGCATTGCCGTTCAAATATCGTCTATCCAGCGCGGTTGGCTATAACGCATTAGGCACTATCACGGCAGTTACCACGGCGACTGGCTATGTCCAGCTCAGCGACGACGATGATAACAAGATTCTGCTCATTGACGTTGACCCGTCTGATGTTTCTTCACACGATTCGGATGCTCAGTATGTTTACTTGACATTCGATGTAACGGATGCATCTGCGACTGACGGCGCTACGATTGTCGGAGCCGTTGCTTTTGTTGAGGATCGCTATCCGCAGAACGTGATGGAGAGTTCAACGGCCTAACAACTAACCCATTAGAAATAGGGGGACACTTGCGAGAGTGTCCCCCATATTGAGGAATTATTATGGCTGATTATGTAACGGTTGCGGAATTGAGAGCTGACATGGTGGATGGTGGACTTTCAAGCTCCACCGACTATGATGTTCTTTTAGGCGAATTGGTCACCGCTGCCAGCCGATTGATAGACAAAGAGGTTGGCGGGTGGGACAACTACTTTTACCCGACCACTGACGGCGAAACCAGATATTACGACGGGTCTGGGGAATTAGAACAATACATTGACCCCTGCGTTACCCTGACAAGCGTTTCGGTTAGTGATGGCGGACGCTGCTCCACCTGCTATACCGACTGGACTGAAAATACCGACTTCTATGTTTGGCCTTACAACTACTCCAGCATCGGCAAACCCATAGAAAAGTTAGTCATTGATAACGATTCAGGGAGTAAAGGCAAATGGGATAAGGTAAGAAAAGGCGTGAAGGTTACGGCGATATTTGGTTATTCGCTAACCCCACCAGGTGACATTGAACAGGCTTGCAAGATCCAAACGATGCGGTGGTATATGCGCTCAAAACAGGCTTACCAGGACACAAGCGCATCAGAACGGTTAGGGCAAATGCTTTACACGCAAGAATTAGACCCCGACGTGAAACGGCTGTTGATCCCCTATAAAATCCATAACCTATTTATGTGAGGTTTTATGAGCATTATTGACGATGCTGTTGTAAAAATACAAACCCACGCGCTAGCATTGACAAGCGAAACGATTAGAAGCGCACCGAGTAAACCCGTTGAGTCGGCGGACGTGTTGCCTTTAGCGATTGCTTATATTGCTGAGGGAACGGCGCAGGCGGATGATTACACCACGGCGAGATTATTATTGACGGTCAATGTTGATTTTCACTTTAGTAGAACACGGATGAAGGAGGCTTACACCCAACTGAATAATATCATTCCTGAGTATCTGAAAAGATTGGCAGGTGATCCGACTCTCGGCGGGACTGTTGACACCATCATATATCCGATTTCCTTCACTGTTGGCCCCGCCCAGTGGGATGCGGTTGTAACACAGATGGTTAGCTTTTCAATTCCATTGAAGTTTATAGAAACACCAACACGATAAAAATCCGGTCACCAACCGAGTAAGGAAAGTGATGAAAGATATTGTTGCAATAGTAGGTAGTCACCCAAAGACAAGTAAAGATTTTGATTTTGATAGAACGGACTGCGATGTTTGGGTTTTCAATGAAGCCTTGAAAACCGACTGGTGCAAGCGGGCTGACGGCGTATTCCAGATACACCAGCCTGTTATTTGGCGATCAAAGACAAACCGCAATGATCCTGACCATTACAAGTGGTTACAGGAACAAACCGAGTCGGTCATTTATATGATTGACAAGTATGAGGACGTGCCCAAGTCCGAGAAATTCCCGCTTGATGGGATTATGGATAAGTTCTGGAACGCTGAAAAGTACTTCACGTCAAGCGTGGCTTATGCCCTTGCCCTTGCAATTTACAAGGGTTATCAAAAGATTGAGGTGTACGGCGTAGAAATGGAAACCAATACCGAATACGGACATCAGCGAGTTGGTGTGGCGTATTGGATTGGATTTGCTGAAGGTCAAGGCATTGAGGTTGACTTTCATGGGGATATGCTCAAAGCACCCCTTTATGGTTATGACGGTGACATCAGGATGCCGATAGAATTTCTTGAGGAACGGATGAAAGCCTTTGAACCACACCTTGAAGGAGTCAAAGAGCAAATTAAAAAAGTGAACGGGATGATCAAAGGTAAACTTGTTGAATTTATCAAGTCCTATAAAACCGACTTATTGACCCTTGATGACATGATAATGGCTTCAGGCCAAAACAACTACAAATATGGACTTTGGTCTGGTGGTCACATGGTCGCCAATGGATTCAGGACTAAAAGCCAGGCAATGATTGATGAGGCTGGCGATTATCTTATCGTAAGGCAGGAGTTTGAGGGTAGTCGTTTATCCGCTGCTAAGCAGGTAGGCAACGCGTCAATAGCTGTCAAAGATGCTGGTATTGAGATGCGTAAAAAGCGGGATGACCTGAACACGAATGACAACAAGGAAGTCCGAGAGAAGTTGGTCAAGGCGTTCTCCGACAGCCTGAACAAATACAACAAAGCAACTTATGAGCTTGGCAAGTTCACGGGCATCATCAAGGAATCACAACTGCTAATGGCAAAATACGACGAGTTGCTACAGGCATTGGGATTGACAGCCGCTGAGGAGGTCAAGGCCCCTGAAGATGAGATTGTGGAGGTGTTAGTATGAAAACCTGCCTGATCATCGGTAACGGTCCGAGCCTTGCCGACATCCCTAACGAGTTCCTGGACAAATACCCGACATTTGGGTCCAACAGGATATACCTGAAATATACTCCGACTTATTATGCCTTTGTGGATCGCCTATGGGTTGGCAATTACATTGATGATATTATTGCCCTTGATTGCGATTATAAGCACATTCGGGAGAACCACGCGCACAAAGTACCTGGGGCAATTCCAATTAAGCAGCTTGGGTCTTATCAGTTTTCAATTCACCCTTTGCGCTATGTGTTTGGAGGGCACACGATCACTTATGTCAACCTTCAGTTAGCGTACTATTACGGCTTCCGTAAGGTTGGGCTGATTGGCGTAGATCATTACTACGTCAAAGAGGGAGAGCTTGAAACCAAGCAAAAGGGCAAAGACCAGTCACACTTCACAAAAGATTATTACAGCGACGATGATGAATGGATTATGCCTGATTTGAAACTAACAGAACCGGCCTATTTAGTGGCTAAAAGATTTTATGAAGCGCACGGCGGGAAAGTTATCAACATCACCCCCGGAAGCAAGTTAAACGTATTTGAAAGACAGGATTGGCATGACTGGTGAAATTATAAGACGAGTGAAGAAGTCCATGATTGGGCGCATAGCTGTTACCGGCAATAATGTCACCCGTTTACTTGAGATTGTCAAAGAGGCGGGGGATGGCAACTATCTTGAGATTGGGATATTACACGGCGGTTCACTGTGTTGCGTTGCTTTGCTTAAAAAGCAGTTGGGTTATAAGGGCAAATGCTACGGGATAGACCCGCTAAATGGATATTATATTGAGCGGGTGCCATCGAGGACACATAAACTGGATATTGAATCCTGGATTCCCGTCACCGAAGATACCGTCAACGAAAACATAAGAATATTTGGGATTGAAAATGAGGTTGAGATTATTAAGGCAAAATCAGATCCATTCCCCATTAATAAAGATATTAAATTCAATGTGGCTTATATTGACGGCGATCATTGGGAAAATGGGCCTAAAAAAGATTGGGATAATATCAAAAATTTGGTGACGGATTATGTTATATTCGATGATTATGATGATAGGCATCCCGCTGTGAAGATGGCGTGTACCATTGCCTCAGGCGAGGACAACTGGGGAACCTATTTGAGTGACGGTATCACCTATGTACTGAGGAGAGTCGCTTGAGCTATATTCAGGAATTGAAA